CATAGCAGGCATACTAATGGCTGCGGGTAGTGCAGGAGACTGTGATGGTAAGTGTATGGAACAGGCTAACGATTTGGCTACGATGCTGGTACTAGCAGGCACAGGCATAGTGTTTATGCTGAGTGGTGTGTTCTTTATGCTAGTAGGGCAGAACAAGTAATGACTGTATCCAGATTGGTAGTTCCAATGATACTCATTGCACTGGTATTCTTAACAGGATGTAGCAGTATGAGCGCAAGGGATGTGCTAAGAACTACACAACACGCAACCAATGCCTGCAATCTATATTGCGGTGCAGACGCTAAGGAAGAGATAGTATGGAAGATAAGAAGCGCAGTTGGGCAGTAGTCCTTGTAGCCATCCTAGTGCTACAGGGTTGTTCTAGCATAGTGTACAACAAGGACACACCCTATGATCCAGACTTTGCTAAGGGTCAAACACTGTTCGATCAGATTCCAAACAATGAAGGCGCGAGCCTAAACAGATGCGCAGGGCATTTGGATCCTCGGGATCGCAAGCCTTGGCAAACAGGGAGGTGCTAGATGTATAGAGTGTACTACTATGTGGACACAGTAGAGACCCTAGAAGGGTTCTACGAAACACTAGAAGAAGCAGAAGAAGTCGCGCTAGAGGCAAGCACCGACTATGACTCCATCACTGAAGTGAGAGACAGATGGGGCAATGTGGTCACCTTCATAGGTGATGAGTCGGTGACGGCCGGTTAGTAGAGGGCGACCGGTATATAGCGTATACGCAGCATATGCAAATTTTGGAGGCTAGTGGTCTAAAATCACCACCCGAGAAAGATAAAGTTACTACCACAATTTTTTGCGCAGCAGAAAAATCACCCCTAGGACCCATTTCGGAACTTTTGAAAAACTGCGCGGCCAAATTTTTTATCCTGTAGACCCCTTTTGAGTGATAAGTACTAGTATGCGTAAACTAGTCACATATGAGACACGTGGACGAGCCACACAGTACGTAGTATATGATGGAGGTCGTGTAGTCATAATTACGTCAAACAAAAGCATAGCACAGCGTTATGCTTAAACAGTACTGCATATACACACGTGACTTTGCCCACTGTAAAGGACTGTTTCGAGACCTACGTGACAGTGATATACACTATGAACCACACATAAACCGTACACGCTTTTGGCTACACACAGATAACACACTGCATCAAAGGTTCTATCTACGCTATTCGCACTCTATACACTGTGTAGATCAAGAACGTGATCACCGTGTAGGACGCTGATGTATACGCTAGAGTTCCATTTTCCTCAAGACAAAGACACTATGTACTGTGATATGCTAGTACACAGTGCTAACACCACACTGCTACTAAAGGGCATATATGCTAGTCAAAACACACACAAGTCGCTTATATTACACGATGCACGTGATGTTACTACTGCACTGCTGCTGCTTAATTCAGACCCTTTATACACAGTTAAAATAGCCTCAAAACACACCATTTGAGTGTGGTTTTACGTAAGGGTCGTAAATACTATTAGCAAGTGTGTTTGATAACACGGACAAGCAAAGTAATGTTATGTGCGTTGAAGAATACGCTATTTTAGATCAGGTGCCCAGGTGTGCAGCTCACTTGCTTTTTATTACTGTGTGCAAAGGCTAAATACTAGTATGAAAACACAAACATATCTATTGCCAATGGCATACTGTAGAGCAACAGGACAGAAGATGAAGGTTCAAGATCTTACTGGCCACAAGTATACTAGCAGTCAACGCAAGTGGGCACTAGAAGCAGCACAGCGTATGGCCAAGAATCAGTCAGCACGTACAAATAGAGAATGGGTTGGTATTGTAGAAGAATACACACCTGGTCCTAATGTGTTGATTAATACACGCAACTTTAAAACAGTATAGACCATTCCCACAGCAAGGTAGAGCACACGCTAGGTGAAACTCTAGCGACTGTTTCCCGCCAACTAGAAATCGCTACCGTTTTGCTGCGCTATCGCTACGCTACTTCGTAGCCCTTTACTATCGTGTGCCGCTTCGCGGCTGTAAAAATCGCGGACGCTTCGCGCTTCAGACTTATCCCTGCCTGTGCAATTTTATTTTAAATAGTATACTATGAGAAACTGGTGTCCTAAACTACAAGGCTTTTATCCGTTATGGAATCCTGCACTTAACTATCCGTTTGTGTATAGAAAGCAGACCATTCCCACATCAGACGTACATCGTGCTGCGCTGATTCCCATACAGGTACATACACCTGGTGCAGAGCAGAATCTACAGCGTGATCTATGGCGCAAGATCTGTTTACGCAAGGGCAAACCCAAAGGCAAGGTAGCACTGTTTTCTGTATGGATGACGGGAGAAGGTGTTGACACAGATGACTACATAGCAGATCGTATGCGTGAATATGAGTGGTGTGAACCTGAGTTCTATGTGCATTCAAACTCAGCAGCACAGTCAGGTATCTACTGGGACATTATGTTTAATAGACACAAGAGCTTTTTCTGTGATAGATCAGAACGACTGAGTGGACTGCATTGGACCACACATCACAGTGACTCAATGTGGACCTTGAATGATATACCAAAAACCAAGAACCGCAGCCTAAAATATCTAGCACCTGTGCGTGTTTACTCACAGGCATTGATAAACGGCAATCCTCGTATGCAGAGACGTATGCAGTTGGTTCAATTGTGCGAAACACATTCAGAACTGGGCATATGCAGTCACAATAGACCACTAGAACCACAGGATCCTAATCCTGATCTCTTTCGCACAGTACAGCAGAGACTGGACAGTATATGGATGCCCATACACAACAAGTTCTATGAAAAGACCTATTTTAGTGCATATGTAGAAAGCGTAGTAGGTGGTGGAGAAACACGTTGCATAACAGAAAAGACCTATGACCCACTTATTAAAGGACACTTTATATTGCCCTTTGGTTATCGTGGAATAGTAAATGACATACTCAATATGGGATTCCAACTGCCCTACTGGATAGACTACTCATACGATAAAGAACAAGATCAAAACGCTCGGTGGAAACTGTGGGAAAAAGAATTTGTAAGACTGGCACGTATGCCCGATGATGAATGGAGCCTACGCTACGAACAGGATCAGTGGATGCTGGAAACAAATAGAGAACGCTTCTTTAAACTGCGTTATGACAAACTAAAATTTCCACTGCGAAAGGATAGAGAATGAAAATAGAAAAAGACATTGCAGTCTGGGAAGGAGTAATCCCTTCAGAACTGTGTAAAGACATTATAGAACATTTTGAATTTAATAGAGGTATTAAAAATACAACACCTCGCAATAACTTTGCTGTAGAAGATACGCAACTGTATCATTCAGAAAGATATACAGAACAGAAAAGTTTCTATCTAAATCAGTTTACACCTTTCCTAAACTACTTTTGGCAGTGCTGGCAGCAGTACTCAGAATACTATCGTGTGCTAGAAAGCGACAAGCAGTTGCACGTAAGGCACATTAAAACACAGCGTACAGATCCAGGACAAGGCTTCCATCAATGGCACTATGAAGCAGACAGTCTAGAACACTCAAACAGAATTGCAGTATTCAGTTTATATCTTAATACTGTAGAACAAGGTGGAGAAACAGAATTCCTTAAACAGGGTGTACGTTGTCCTGCACGTGAAGGAGATCTAGTTATATGGCCCGGATCATATACTCACGCACACAGAGGTAATCCACCACTAAGCGGATCAAAGTATATACTAACAGGTTGGGTGGAATTTTAATAAATACCTTATATGAAATGGGAAATAAGACTAGCACTTGGATTATTAATGATCTTGATACTGCTTAGTCTGCAGGCGTGTGGTCAAGTACCTTTCGTAGAAAAAATAGAAAAACAACAGCAATCAGAAGCAGTTGTTGAACAAAACACAAACAATTATACACCGCACTTCCAAGGTATTGCAAATGCCTTAGGCTGCGTTTTTGCACCTAATACCTGCGAAAAATCCAAATAAAAGATAACTACACACATAACTAAATTCAAACCTTAACCCAGGATAGTTATGAAAATACACAAGACGTATACTCGTCACGAGAGTATACCCAAAAAGACTAGCCAAGCTCAAAAAAAGGGCAAGTGCAAAATGTCATCTATGAACAAACACAAAAAGCGTAGCCACAAGTTTAATGTGGGACAAGGAAGATAATGGCCGTTAAAAAATCAAAAGGAATCCAAACACGTCATATCCAAAGAATGTACAAGGATAGAGAAATCAAACCCTGCAAGTATTTTAATGCTAAGACTGGTTCAGGCATTATGGTAGCACAGTACAAGGATACGGGTGATATGGTAGTAGATGAGCAAGGTAAACCTGTTCATTGGAATAGTGCTTAGTGAATCCATATGAGATTACTAACAAGCCTGTTCTTAATCCAAAACCACAAGGACCGTTGGCAAGCATAACTATTTTTCTGGCTGTTTGGTTGGTATTTACACTGCTTCTAGTTTTATAAGCCTAACGTAAAACAGCGTTATACACGCATTTATTATGTAGATAGTGTTTGTGGTGCGTGTAGCACTAAACACCGCTGTATGACGCTTAAAATGCGTTTAAGACGGTGTTTAGCGCATATTTAGATATATTAGATAGGGCACTAGTATAGGATATACTATGTGTTCTATTAATTCATATATAACTAAGAAGGTTAAAAGAATTGCCCACATTTTGGATGTCTGAGCCTTGTTGCTTACATAGGCAAACACCCTGCTGTGCAGTTGTCCTATCTTACTTATTAGTGTCTTCATTTGGCTTTACTAGCGTGGATAATCCATCTGCTAGAGTTTGGAATAGATTGGAAACCTGTTCCTTATTCCTGTTCAATTGTGCCTTTCCGTCCGCCCAATTTTCTGCTTGATATGTTTTAATATCATTCCATTCTGATTGTGCCCAATCCTGTAATTTAAAATGTAAGGGTTTTGATTGTGGAATTATTTGGTTAGTAGTTGCATCTGCCTTGCTCGTAGTTACTAGTCCGATGAACAGTCCTACTAATAGTATTGTTATTACTATAACTGCTTTCTTGAATTGTTTTTCTATCATTGTTGCCTTTTTGTTATTGTTATTGGCCTGCTTGGAAGGATTCGAACCTCCGGCCTTCAGTTCCGCAAACTGACGCTCTATCCAACTGAGCTACAAGCAGATATATTTACTATACAGTGACTTGCCACATTCGTCAACCATAAAAGTCAGCCAATCTAAATAATATGAACAGAGGAATTAATATGACACAAGAACAGATTATGTTTGCTATTTTAAGTTGGCTCATTCTAACGGCAATAATTTACACCCTAACAGGATGGCGTAATATACGTAATTGTTATGCTATGTGGTTTACAAAAAAATATTGGACAAACTATAATATTATTGAAGCAGCAAGTTGGGTAGCCAAAGCAATTATTATCATTCCAGGATTGATATTTGGAGTACAAATATGGCAGTTCTACTTTATTGCTCTAGTTACAAGTCTTAGCCTTATTTGGGCAAGTAATAAGAAATTACTACCAACCTTAGTTGGATTTAATACGCTTTGGATTTGGTTAAGTATGATGGTTATCGCACAGCACGTAATTTAAATTTGTTTTCCGCCTAACGGTTTACAAACATAGTCTACAGTTTCCCAGTCACCGTCTATTGGAATTTCTCTATATGATTCTAGCATAGCATAACAGTTTGACTTTGCTTCTGTACCTTCGAACCATTGTACATCTTGAGACATACACTGTCCACTAACACAAACTGTTAGTAGTATGTGCCAAACGAATTCCATTAGTCTAACTCGTATGCGAAGTTAACTGTGTCGTAGTTTTCTCTATACTTCCAAGCACCGTTGCGTAAATGGAATCTTTCCGCCATTTCTGTTTTAGGACTCAGAGTAACTAAGTTTTTAATTTTAGGATAACGTGCTTTGATTTCTGCACTTGCTTCATTGATTAGAGATCTGCCGCTGCCTTTTGTGTAACTCCAAATAGTATAAAATACAGCAGTATCTGCATCTATCGAAGATTGCTTCTGCATTTCAACAATACCTTCCGGAATACTATTAGTATACCTTACACAACATACAGCACCTAATTCTTGCTCTTCCCAAAAAGCAAAAATTTCTGCATTGTCGTTAACTCTAAACTCGGCAGATAAGTTTGGCCTGACAGGGTCGTCTTTGATAATTTCAGTTACCCAATCATCAATACCTGTAACTACTTTAAGCATTAATCAATCTCCATTATATGCTAATATTTATTATAGTAAGTTAGGTTTCAAGTATTCTTGAACAAAAGTTCTACTGCCGTTATCATCTAAATGATATCCATCTACAGTGTGTTCGCAGTGTCCTTCTTTGCCTTTCCAACCTTTAGATTCTTGCCAGTCGGTTACTGCTTCAGGCAATAATGTTTCTAATTGTTTGTACCAACTAGTAAACAATTCATTGCGTTTTCCTTCTATAGGATGCCATAAGAATGTTATTAATTTTGTATTATACATTTTACATAATTGCTCTATTGTAAACAAATGTGTAACATACTTAATAGTAGTTTCGTAATTATTATCTGCTTGATATCTTAAAAACCATTCATTAAAATTTTTATATATTTTAACTTTACCGAAATCTTTGCCGTGGAATTTTTTCATTGCACCAACATTGTTACTAGGGTTAAGACTCATTATAAATTCGTCATCAACTTTATTTCCGTGTTGCTGCCAAGGATATGTTTTTTCTATTCCGCTGTTATCGTTTGATTCGTCATAATTCATTCCTACACTTAATCTCATATTATGCGGTGCTTGGAATATAACTAGATCGTATTGTTTTTTAGATAATTGTAGTGCAAGTTTTTGTACGCCTATTTCTATTCCTGCACCCGGAGAACATAACACATCTTTATTACCTTCTAACCAATAAGGCCAAGGCTTTCTAGTAAATGCAGTTGAAGCGTGACTATCGCCTACGCAAAGTATGTTATTGTAAGACAGGGGCATTTTCTAAACTCAACTCTTCATCTTCAAGATTTTTTATTTCTGTTGTTAACTTATCTATCATACCTAAGTTACGCAACACCTTGAAAACGATATTTTCAGTTGACCATTCGCCCGCTTTTTCTAAACCTGCTTTACGCATTTTTGTAATCTTTTCTTTTACGTTGCGTAAAGTTGTAATATCTTTAGAGTGTAATGCAGTTTCTATATCGTGCATTAAACTATCTTTCTTAATTTTAATTGATGCATCATTGAGATTTGGTTTTACTTTTTTAGGTTTTTCAATCCATTGATCTGCAACAATACTGTATACACCTGTTGAGTGATGTTCTTCTTCGTTACCTTGTACATAACATTCAACAGGTAAGTTTTTAATTTTAATGTTATGTTCTTCTGCCCATAATGCTTTTTTAGCATTAAAGAGTTCACGCTCTGTTTCATTAGGCATACCATCTACAATAATGTGTAAATCTAAATCACTGTATGCTGTCCACATATAATTTGCATTAGATCCTGTAATTGTATAATCAATTACGTCTAAATCGATGCCAATAAACTCCTCAATTTTTTCTGCAATCTTTAATAATTGTTTTTTAATTTCAGGCTTTAGTTGACCGTCAACCCATAGTTTAGGGTTTAAACGTCTATTGATCGTTACATATTCAGAGTTTTCTTCATTTAATAGATCTGTAATGCGCATACTGTATTTATGCGAAATACTAAGACCACATCATATAGAAGGTGCTTCTAGTTTTTTGATTGAAAAATTCTACAATCAGTCGATTTCCTTCATCGAATAATTCTAGATGTAAGCAGCAGTTTTCTTCACCTTGTTTTTGTATCCAGTTAATACAATCAGCACCTACTTCTTTATGGACAGCAGGCCAATCTATATCAAGATACTGATTAGGTTGATCGTCTTTAGGCCATTGATATAAGATATGAATTTTATCAGATGTCGTCATCGTCATCACCCATACTATTTAGAATCTCACGCAATTTGGTTGATTCTACTTTTGCTCTAACTTTGCCTACTGGAGCACCTTCTGTAGGATCATCGCTTGGTGTTGACGTTTCTGTTTTACGTTTAATATTGTCGATAATTGAACTAGTGCCTCTATTGTTACCGTTCGTTGATTCTCCTTCGTCTTCATCAAGATCAGTAATTCTTAGCGTCTCGATGTTAAATTCTAAATCTACTTTTTGTCCTACACCACTACTAGAACGTGTTTTCATAAGTTGTAATTGATAGCGTCCACGTTCACGCATTGCTCTACTTGTAAAGATACCTATAACATTATCTGCTGTTTGTATTTTACTAAGTCCACCACTAATATGTGAATGATCAAATTCTACTTCTTCAACTGCACCTCTGTTCAACTGTGCAGCAGTAACAAATACACATTGTAACTCCATTGCTAAGTTACGTAATTCTTCTGACACATATTTGTCTTTTACAAACAAGTTCTCTGCACTAATTCTTTTACCTACTGGCATCAACAAGTCTAAGTAGTCTACTAATAATACATCTACTTTCTTGCCTACTTTAATTTCATATTCTTTTAGATATGCTCTAATATCATTTGTAGTTTTACCACTAGGCATATACTTAACTTGTAACGCACCTGCTTTCTTGCCGATCATTTTAACTTTCATTTCAACATCATCGAT